CAGGTGCTACTGTCTACAACTCCGGAACAGATTTCATCCAAGGCGATGGAAACACAACAGTTAAAGCAGGAGCTTCTCCTGTTGCTGGTTCTGGTGGTGCTGCTGCAACCAACCTTATCTACAAGTTCGGTGGTACAGTTGCTAACCTCACTGCTGGTGAAGTTATCATTGGTGTTCGTGTATTCGACCCAATGCGCTTCTCTGCAAGCTAATTAAATACTGGTTGGGGGGCGCAAGCCCCCCGCCTTTTTTAATATGGATATAATTGTTCCTAATCTAAAACGATACTCCGATGGCGAGATTGATCGCGCCTTTATGAAGGAGATTCAAAACGGCTTTAAGTTAGAAAAGCAAACAGAACAAAAGAGGGTTGCACAGGCAGCCAAAGAAGCCCAAGCACTAAAGGGGACAGTCCACCCAATTCTTGGCAAACCAGTTGCAACTATTCCTGCAAGAGAATATTTCCGACTCACACAGAAGTATGGTCAAGAGACTGTGCATTCTAAAGAATTTTTAAAGTATTACAATAAGAAGTTTCCTGAACTTACTCCAAATAAAATATAATGCAGACCCGCACCTACAAGGATTTATTTAGATTAATTACCTCAATGATAGGCACTGGAGGCGAACTTCCAGGTAGCGGAACAGAGGACACACAGGTAGCGGATTTCATTAACCGTAGGTTCCAGCAAGCCTTTGACCAAAGTCCTATATGGCCTAGGTATTTTGTTAACTCAGAAGCACGAGATATTATTTCTTTAAATATTAGCGGTCTAGGTGCAGGAAGTTCAACGGACTCCTCGTCTGTTGTAAATGGAAACTACATTTTGATTGGACAAGATAAGGGAGACGGCGGAGCAGTTGCTGGAAGTAATGTTTATTATAATCCTGCTGTAGCAGCCCCAGCTTCTAATACTACCGTAATATATAAAAGAGCAAGCACAAATCGTTGGGAAATTGAAGGCAGTACTAATATTGCTACAAATGCAGATGGTACAGTTTCTGTACAAGCAGGGCAAGGTATTGCAGTTACACTTTTAGTTGAGGCTGATAGTACCAAAAAAGATAACCCATCCGAAGTTGTTACTTGGACTTTAACAACCGCAAAGTTATCTGGAACTCCATTGATTGTAGATGAACAACTTATTCCCTATGCTCAGACAGGTAAGACAACCATTGGTGACTTCAACCGCATTCACCGCAAACGAGCATTTTTAAATAACTCAGCCGTCGAGTATGAGTTCTTTGTGGATTTAAATGGGGCTAACATATTAAACATTGCTAGCACCACTGACAATGAAGCATTTGTTTCCTACAAGAAGCAGTTCACACCATTTACTGTTACTACTGATTTCTACAACTCAACGGTAGAGGTTCCAGGTGAGTTCTTCAACTTCATTGCTCACGCTGTGTATGCCGACTTCCTGCGTGTTCAGAACCGCCAACAGGAGGCAATAGCCGAAGAGCAAGTGGCTCAGACCTACCTAGCCTTGGAGCTAGAAAAGATAGACATTCGATCTAATAACAATACCGTGAACAAACGATTCTCTACTTATGTTAATCGTCAATCAAGATAGTAACCCCCCTGTGATATAATACACAACTATGGCAAGTTCGAGAAATAATGCATTGGAGTTCAGTTCGGTAGGTTCGATAGTTATCAATGCTGCTGATGGAGCAACTGCTGGTACATTTGGGGCCATCCAGTTCCTAAAGGATTCCGAAATAGATGAAGTTATTTCTACCAATATAACAAATGCATCCGACCTTCAAACAACTTTTGCAGCAGGTACAATTCTATATGGTAACTTTACTTCCGTAACCGTAACTGGTGCTGGCAGCTTGGTGCAACTACACAAGGTCTAATAATAATTTTTTTTTAGAAGGCTATCACTCATAAGACTAGGCAATCAAGGTAAAATATAATTATGGCAAGTTCAAGAAATAACGCACTGGAGTTCAGCTCCGTAGGTTCAATAGTAATCAATGCTGCTGACGGTGCAACCGCTGGTACGTTTGGAGCTATCCAGTTCCTGAAGGATTCAACCCTTTCAGCATTGACCGCTACTAATGTAGAAAATTCTGCCGACCTCCTTACGTCCTTTGGAGCAGGCACAATTATATATGGTAACTTCACTAGCGTAACCGTAAGCGGTGCTGCTAGCTTAGTGCAACTACACAAGGTCTAATATGCATATTAGCCTTGACTCAGCCTTAGGTCAGCAGCGTAGGCTGAACCAAGTAGGAGAGAGCATCACGCAGATTGCTCCTGATCCTGCGGCGGCATATAGCCTCCGTAGTCTTACTGGTGGTGATCCCAAGGTTGTGCGTGTGCGTAGGGCAAGCGACAACCACGAGCAGGACTTTACATCGTCCGATGTATCTTCTGGTGCGTTGCAGGACTTTGTAAATGCTCAGGTAACAGCACCTCTGGACATACAAGCACTGAGTGCAACGGGTCGTGATGGTGACTTCCTTATTGCTAAGGCGGCTTACTCACTGCGTAGCCTAGGGACACGGCAGGCTACCTTAGCGGCTACTGGAGACACCGTAGCCCGTGCTAATGGTAAATATGTATGCCAAGTTCGTCGTGATTCTGATGATGCCCTGAAGTCCTTTACAGCAGATGAAATTACCGATGGAACTTTGTTGTCCTTTGTTGGAACAGGTGGGTCAGACAACGGATTCGTTAAAACTTGGTATGACCAAAGTGTAACCACGCAAGCAGGAGATACAGCAACAGGTAATCACGCAACTCAAGCAACTGCTGCAAACCAACCTAAGATTGTTGAAAATGGCAGCTTACTTACACTGTCAGGTAAACCTACAATAAAACCTGACGGGACGGATGACTTTTTAATTAACGAAAGCTCAATATGGGACACGATAAGTAATAGTGCTTTGTCCTGTTTCACTCTTACAGAAAAAAGTTCAGTAACTAACAAAATACTATGGGCGATTGGAAGTAGTTCTAGCGAAGATGGAGACTGGCTTATTGGTGGAGGAGGAACTGCTGGTAATGTTCAATTTAGAGGCGGTAGAGTTACTTCAGCAAGTTCTTCTATTGGAACATCTGGAGCAGTTTTATTAACAGCTCTTGATGTATCAGGGGGTGACGGATTTGTTAACGGAACAGCAATTAGTTCTCCGAGTTCAACAACACCCAACGTAACTGCTGACCGCTTGGTTCTGTTCAATCGCAGAGGTTCTAGTTCATCCAGTACTTTTACCGACCAATCTATATCAGAAGTTATATTCTACGGGGATGACCAAACAGACAATCGCACAGCCATTGAAGCTAACATTGGTGAAGTCTACAGCATTGACCTACCATCTGGTGTAGACCCAGGGTTTGACCAAGTGGACGGCTTTGTAGAGACTTGGTATGACCAGTCAGGTAATGGCAAGGATGCGACGCAAGCAACAGCTGGAAGCCAACCCAAGATTGTAAATGCTGGTGCTTTATTGATACAGGGAGGCAAAGCTAACATAGATTTTTCAAATAGTACTTTTCTATCTGTTTCTTCTTTTACAATAGCAAATGCTTCAGGGCATTACTCGGCAATGTTTGTGGGTAAAAGAGGAACCGATACTTCGGGCAGAGGATTTTGGGGTGTTCAAAGCCAAGATCAATGGGGACTTAGCAATACAACTGGCACTAATGAAATGGCTGTTGCCACAGTAACTGCAACTGGTTACGACACGACATCTACCAACTTGCACTCACAAATAAATGATGGCACAGACACAACTATATTTAGAGATGGTAGTCAAGTAGCCACTGGGACTACTGATTCAGCTTACACATCTCCAAGCACTCAAACCTTACGTGTAGGATCAGGAAAATTTGATAGCAGAGTTATTGAGGGCGAGATACAAGAACTAATTATCTATAATTCTGACGAAACCTCAACCCGCACAGCCCTCGAAACTAATATCAACGGTCATTACTCAATATTCTAATGCTCTATCTAATATACGCAAGCAAAGAGGCCGCCATTGAGCGAGCCGACGAAGAAGGCAAGGAGATTGGCTTTGATTACTGGATCGAGGACAACGGCATAGGCACACGCTGGCTTACCTACCCTAACGAGACTATTGACCACACCTGGGCATTGGACGTAACGGACTACGACCTAGATGATTCCGAAAAGGCATCAACCGTTAATCACTATACACCCCTGCCTGACGAAGACTAAATGCTATGCAAGATATTATCTACAGATCAACAATTGGAACAGGTGGATTCTTTGCCACCATTGGACTATCGCCTGTGAACGAAGTACTTGGCTTCTGCGTTGGTCTAGCAACCTTCATCTATATGTCCGTATCCGCAATCAAGGTAATCAAGGAAATCAAAAACAAATGACCCCTGAACTCATAGCAATGATCGGAGGAGGAGCCTCTGGCTTCATCTTCAAACTGATTGGACAACTTGTCGCTAATCAGCAAGGCACTGTGGACGCTATGCTCAAGAAACAAGCAGCCGCTGATGAAAGCCACCAGAAAGCCGCTACAAGGGGCGGTGAATGGGTCAGGAGGGTCATAGTATGCACCGTGCTGTTTGCGGTCGTTGTAGCCCCTTTTATATTGGCTCACAGCCCAGAGGGAGTTACCGTAGGGCAGGAGACATCTCACTTCTTTGGTCTATTCAAAGGAATTAAGTATCAGACCCTAAACGGTTACCTTATACTACCAGAGGTTCGTCAAACAGTTCTAGCCATTGTTGGATTCTACTTCGGCTCCTCAACCATTAAATGAATGAAACTTTACAAATCATTGCATCCCTCTGGCCAGTCTTTATCGGTATCATTACCCTTATCGTGGTGCTAGCTAGGATGCACTACAACCTAGAAGCCCTTACAGAAAAGGTAAAAGTCCTATTCGATTTTCACAATAAAAGAAAGAAATAATTATGAAGTGCTGCATCTGCAAAACTAAAGACAAATTTATCAACAAGATAAAATCCGCTATATCCAAGATTGTTGCTTGGGTAAAATTCTACATCTAAAATAAAGGAATCATTATGCCAATGGGAAAAGGAACATACGGAAGCAAAGTAGGTCGTCCATCAAAGGCTGCTAAGGCTAAGGGGATGAAGAAGATGCCTATAAAAAAGAAAAAGAAGTAATGCCATTCAGCAAATACAGTCCAAAACAAAAGAAGATAGCTAGGGTTGCTGCACCTCGTAACAAGATTACGGAGGCTGACTTCAAAGTATTAAGGAAATCAAATGCACAGGAAAATACTAACCGTCGCAAGAAAGCTTGAGCAAGCATCGAAGGCTCACGCCGGGCAAGCGAAGCTACTCAAATCACTCGTAAAGAATGGCAAAGAAAAAGGCAAAAAGCGGGGGTAAGATATGCCCAGAAGGTAAGGCCTGGGCGAGACGGACGTTTGATACGTATCCATCTGCTTATGCTAATATGGCTGCGTCTAAGTATTGTAAGAATCCAAACTATGCAAAGAAGTCCAAGGGTGGTAAACGAAAGGGTAGATAATGGCTAAGATAAGTAAACGACAAGAAACAGCACTCAAGGCTCACTCAGATCATCACAGTAAAAAGCATATGTCTTTTATGCGTAAGCTGATAAAAGAGGGTGCTACGTTTACTGAGTCTCACAAGAAGGCAATAAAAAAGATTGGAAAGTAATGGCTCAACTCAAAGAATGGCTCAAGCAGAACTGGGTAAGGATTGGAACTGATGGATCGATCAAAGGACCTTGCGGAACGTCGAAAGATAAGAAAAACCCTGACCGTTGCCTCCCTAAGAGAAAGGCTCTTAGTCTTACGAAAGCGGAGAGAGCAAGCACTGCTCGAAAGAAAAAGGCAGCAGGAGCCAGAGGAAAGACAGTCGTAGCAAACACACCTAAAGCAAAAGTAAGAAGTAAGTAACAATGGCAGATAAATCAAAGATGAAGTGCAACGTGCCACGCCGGGAAGTCCAAGGCGGGAAGAAGTTTGTTGTGAAAGCTTGCGAAGGTGGCAAGGAAAAGTTGATACGATTTGGTGATGCTAATATGACTATTAAGAAAAATCGGCCAGCTCGAAAGAAAAGTTACTGCGCCCGGAGTGCTGGTATAAAGGGGGGCAAGGGCAAGATGTCCGCTAACTACTGGTCAAGAAAGGCTTGGGACTGTTAACTATGGGATTCGGACAAAGAGCAGGTAAGTTTAATGAACTAGGAAAAGTAATATCAATACGTCCTAGTTTTGCAACTCCTATGACTTCGATTGAGTCATTTCAAATTCAAAGCAGCGGTCAACCTGCTAGCGTCATTCACGCAAGAGACCCTATATTTAAACCAGGCACAGAAACCGCATTGGAGTCCGATGCGTTATTCTTCATGCCTACAGAAAGTTATGATGCCAATGGAGTTCCTCAATATATTCAACTGGTAATTAATGATGGATTTTCTAATCCCTTGAAGGTTAGTGAGTACAACGAATACTTTACCGTTACAAAACCAGGCACAATGTCAACTGCCGTCAGTAATGTTAAGCTTTTTACAGGTTACAACATTGCCCCCAAAGCTATAACCGTTCCTCAAACATACAGAAGAGAGGGTCTTGTTCAAGTTTTTTTAACTACATCAAGTGATGCGGATGCGGAGGTTGCTTATTCTGATGATGGAATAAATTGGTGCAGTTTATCAATAAAAGACATTTTTTTAAACAGTGGTGGCGGTGCGTGGTCAGTTGCAAATAAATTTCAAACTTTTCCGAAGTATTTAGTAGGTGCTAATGCAACAAGATTGACTTCATTAACTGGTCGAACCTTCGATGCATCCAGTCGAATTGACGCAACTGGCTCAACTTTTTATAATACTAGTGGTATTTATAGATCAAAAGTAGTTCCCTTTTTAAGAGATCAGAGCGGAACTCAGTATTTTTTAAAAACCAATGTAACATTTACTGGAGCCTCTGTTAATTCAAGTGCATCAGAAAACGGAACTATCTCTGGCTCATTTGGAGGAGTTACATTTCCAGAGGGATATAATGAGTTTACAGATGGCGATGATCCTGTATATACGGCTACACCTGTCATTTCATCTGATGCCTCTGTTCAGAGACACGTTGTTAGTTTTACTGTAAACGGTTCTGATCAATCAATATCTAATCCAGCGATAGCACAACAGCATACATTTACAAATGTTTCTGGAGCCAATAGCATTGAAGCTGTATTTGGATACAAAACCGTTGCTTCAAAAACAGGCTCCGATGCGGCTAGTCAAACAATCTCTCCTACAGGCGATATTTATAGAGCAGAGGGGGGTAGCATTGATTTTACTTTTAGTGAAACCCCAGCATCAATAACTTATAATAGCGTTGCTCAAACTTTAGATGGAACGACATTTACTTTAAACAGTATTGCAAGGAACGCTGACTTTGTTGTTACCTTTACATAATGGACAATGAACTATTATACGGTGACCCTGAAAGCGATCCAATAACTAACCCAAATGCTGTTAGTAAAATTAATGCTAATGATGAAGCCGCCTTGGGTCAGATATACTCCAATGCAACATCAATAACGTCTGAACCAATTATACCAGGAGCAGATGTTAACTTTGAATCAACGCTCCAGAAAACGGCAGATATTAATGGAGCCGCCGCAGGGGGTTCAACATCTGGCCTCTCTCCAATAGTTAATAATATATTTATATTTTTAATGAGTGGCTCAACGCTGACTATATCAAGGGATACTATTCTATCCTCATATGATGGTGAAAGTAACTGGAGCATTAGTATCCCTATATCTAGTCTTGCTTATAATTCAGGTGGAACTATTGCCTATGACACCAATACAGCCCTTAATGTAGGAACTGGATCAGGTCAATCTATTGCTAGAATACCCATCGTAAGAGGTGGCGCATTAGTAAATTCTTTTGGGTCTTACAAGGAGGGTTTGATTTGTAAGAGTGGTTCTCCAATTGTTGAGTATTATAAAATATAATGCCTACTGGAACTAACTTTGAAGCTAAAGGAAGGCGAAACGGTTTTCCGTTTTGCTTAGATAATGTTTCTAGATTAGAAAGCGCATTTAGCAACAACTCTGATGGTGCTATTGATTCTATTGTTCTTGATAGAACAAGTGCAGTTTCTCTGGATAATTTGATGTTTTTCTTTTGGAATCTTTCTGAATTAACCACTTGTACCTTTGTTAATAGTTTTACTAGTAGCGATGGTTCTAGCGGAACTACAACAACAAATACTGGGGGTTCAGATATAAGGGAGGCTCAAATACCTTCAGGGGGTGCAGGTTTAGATTTAGGAAATACATTAAAATCAACGGAACCAAGAGAAAGGGTATGCTTAGAGGGAAGTACACTTGACCCCAGAATATTTATTCAAAGTTTAAGAGAGGGTTCAAGTTTTCCAGTTTATACTCAAGGATTTTATGTAATTCCTAGTTTAACATCTGGAGGCGATCCTTGTATAGCTTACGCTCTTAACGGTTCACTTAAAAATCCGAGACTTGCTGATGCAATAGGCACAGCGAATGGGGCAGAGGTATCTGTCAATTTACCACTAAACAGCAGTGGAACTACGGTTGCAATAAAAGTTGTTGGAGTTGATTTAGGATCAGGAAATACCACGACAGCCACCAGTGGCAGTATAGTAGCAGACTTTTACACTTACAGTTAACCCTTTATGATATAATACACCCTATGGACGAAGAAGAAGAGCTAGAAAACACCCTTATCGGACAAGAAGAAGAAGCACCTGCTGTGAATACAGGGGATGCGCTAATGGGTGCTGGGCAACCAATGTTTGCCACAGATTCCAATGTAGTTGCAGCAGTTCCTGGCATTGAAAACATTAGGAATCCCGGTGCGTTTAATCCAGCGAACGTAGAGCCAGTCGAACCAGTTAGTCCACCAGCCACAATAGGAGAATCTATACGTCAAACCTACGATGAATCCGTTTTAGCTGATTTGATTGGCAGGGGTTTTGGTCAAGAAGCATTTCAATCTCAAGCACCTGATGGAACGCCTACGTTTTCAATTTTCAATAAACGCTTTGGAACTTTAGGTTCCCAGGTTCCTTACTCGGAAGCAAGCCCAGAGGCTAAAGCGCAAGCTATTAATTTTATGCTAGAGACGGGTGGACAAGAGCGTCCCCTCCCAGAGACTCCTACATCTCCAGTTCGTACTCCTGAGCAAGTGCAAAGCATTTTAAATGAACAACGAGCCACACAAGCCCCTCCAGTGGAGTCAGCCCTTGGAGCAACCCCAAGTGTCGCACCACCCTTAGAAATGATCACAGCGGGTGCACAAGAGCAACCACAAACAGCCGTAAGCCCCTTCCTTCAGTCTCCTGATACACCTTCTGGTTTAGGTGGTCCACTCCTTCGCGGGTTTGAGATGGTTAATGATGCAGCACGAGGACCAAATGCACCTATGGGTCAAGACGCGACACGTGCTCGGCTAGGAGGTATGACACTTAACGAATACCTAAATGCTCCTGCTGGCACTCCAGGTGTCTCTGGACTACGCACAGACCCACAGGGTCGTATGGTTACACCTGCTGCTCCTGTTTCCGTAAATAATTTTGCACCTCAAGCATCTGGTAGTCAAGTTGGCCCTGCAAAAGTTCCTGATGAAATAATGTCCCAAGTAGTTAGAACTGGTGCACAGACAGCAGAGTTTAGGGACGGAAACAGAGACGGAATAGAGGACAGAGAACAAGGTATATTTAGACCAGGTGAACTTATAGGATACGATGCTCAAGGAAATGAAGTAAGATCACCAGGAACACAACAACCTGTTAATCGAATCCCTGCTAGCTCACAGACTCCCGTCGATGCCTTGTCATCTTTTGAACGGGACAGCCTAGCTAGACAACAAAGAATTGGCGGCACGGGAAGTTTTGCTGGTGACAGTGCGGCTCGTGAAGCTAGACTAAGAGCCAATGAAAGGCAACCCGGAGAAAGCCAAACAGAAAGAGACACTCGTATAGCACAAAGTAGAACCACTGGTGGGCAAACAGTGGGTATGTCCTTTGATGACGCAAGGCGCAGAGCAGAGGGTCAACTAGCCGCACGAGGTGTAAGAAATCCATCTGCATCTCAGGTCAATGCTTTGGCTAGAGGCATACAGGCCGCAGAGCCAGAACGCCTAGCAGAACTAGAAACTAAGAGGGCTATAAATGAAGCAAGACTTAAAACTGCACAAGCGACGCTAGATAGACCAGAGTTTGAAGGTAAAGTTTACACTGTAAATGGAGTAACCTTTGCACAAACTAGTCGTGGTGGAGCACAAGTCATTGACACAGGAACCGAAACCCCTGAGCAATCTACAGCGCAGATACAAAACTTTGAATTTACATTAGATCAAATAGATAAAGCTCGCGAGGCTTACTCAGCGGGTGATGTACCTAGAGCAAATGATATTCTTACTGCCGCAGGGATTCAAAAAAATGGTATTGATGTAACAGCAAATGAATACTTTGGTGACTTTAGTCCTCAAGTGCCACCCGCCGGCTCTACCCCTCAAGTAACAGATACTGGGTTTACACAACAACAAGAAGCTAATATACAAAAAGTGCTTGCCGCCAACCCCAACAACACTAGGGCTGAGGTCATAGGGGCAATGGAAAAAGCAGGTAAACTGTAATGGCTGTTGATTTATCAGTGCTAGATGAGCCAGAATCATCTATAGACTTATCCGTGTTAGATGATCCGCAATCATCCGTAGACGTATCTGTAATAGATGAAAAACCAACAATAGACTTATCGGTTCTTGACTCGGAAGAACCTAGTGCTGGTGACATTGTAAAAGGTGTAAGCGTAGAGGTAGGGGCTGGAATTGGTGGCTCTGTTCTTGGTGGTATTATTGGTGGAACTTTAGGTTCTATAATACCTGGTGCTGGAACGGCAGCGGGAGCAGTTATAGGGGCTTCTCTTGGTGGGGCTACAGCGTCCTTCTTTGGTAGCCTACTTGCACAGGACATCGAAGGTCAGGAAGATAAGTCTATGGGTCGTGCTTTGGCGGCGGCAGCCATTGGTGCTGTTCCTGGGGGCGTAGGCAAGGGCATAAAGGGAAGTATGACCTTGGGCAAGGTAGCAACCAGAGAAGCCGCTAAAGGGGCTGCATTTGGCGTTACAGACGCTACAGCAAGGGCTGTGATAGATGAAGGCCGTCTACCTACAGCGGGGGAGCTAGCTCAGTTTGGTGGAGCAGGTGCGTTGTTTGGTGGTGCACTAGGTGGTGTGACTACTAAGATTGGACAGAAGTTTGCAGGTAAGACTCCACAACAAATAGACGAAGCTATAGCTAGAGAAGAGATTACATTTAAGGATTTATCGTTTTTTCCTAAGCAAGCGTCTGACGACCCTCGTGTGGCTCCTGGCGCAGGAGAAAGCATTTTACGAAGAGGAATAGAAGAAACTAAATCAGGGGCAAGAAGTGGAGCATCCGCACAAGCTCTAACGCAGCCCAGAGCAAACCTTGGGACTATTGGAAAGATACTAGCCTCCGTAGCACCTTCTAGGTTTGTAGGAACAAAGGCTCAACAAGCTACCATTGATTTCTCTAGAATCATCAAGACAGCGGAAGAAATTTCTAGCAGAGTAGGAACTAAGGTTGCAAGGGCAATTCAAAAAGACCCGTCACTAGAAGCACCTATCAATAGGTTCTTAAATACTGGTGAGATGTCAGACGATGTAGCCAAGGTTCTTGGTGCTGACCTAACAAAGTATAATGAGGCTCGACAGGCTTTGCAGAAGGAAGCAATACAGCTAATTGATGACGGAGCATATAAGTCATTAGATAACAAGGCTAGAGAAAAGCTAAAGCAAACTATTATTGATTCAATGGCTGGCGCAGATCGCTATGCTCGCAGAGAGTATAGGTCTTTTTTAGACCCCAACTACAGACCTACTGGTAAACAAAGATTAGCGGCTAAGGATGAATTGACTGCGGCTGGCATAAAAAGAGGGGAAGATTTTGATACAGCTTCAGCTAACGCGGAGAAGCACCTCCAGAGGCTAGAGGACAGTTTTGCATCTACCAAAAAAGAAGACCCAAGAAGGTTTTTAGGCAACGGAATAGATTCTGTATTTAAGAAAAGAAAAAAACCTGGTAAAGCAGAAAGAATTTGGCTAGGTGAAATAAGAGACCCTGTTGAGCGCATGAGGGGAACTTTGACAGGTATTGCCAAGTCAGTAGCAAGAGAAAGAACTAATGTTATTCTAGGTAAAGAACTTGTTGATGCTGGCGTAGCTTCTACTACTAAGGTTGATGAGGACATGATTGAAATTGTGTTGAGGGGGACAGGCCAAGAAGGTTCTGGATTATACGCATATCCACAAGTTCAAACAGCACTAAATGAATTGTATGTTGGCAATGGCTCTGAGAAGATGGACAACATATTCCTCAATGGGCTACAGGATTTATACAGAGCAGGTGTTGGTTTATCTAAGGGTGTAAAGGTTTTGTTCAATACCGTAGCCTATCCAGTTCAGGCGTATGGTAATACTGCCAATCTGTTGGGCATGGGGATCAATCCTTTTTCTAAGGCAGGACGCGGCTTACGTCTAGCACTAGCTGATGTGCCTTTAGTTTCTCGCGCTTTAGAGGGATTAGACAATACCCCAAAGGCTCGCAAGGCATTACTAGATGAACTAGAAGAGATGGCGAAGTATGGTATCAAGAATGCCAACATCCTAGAATCAGACATACGATCAACTCTAGACGCAGGGGCATTCTCCAAGTGGCTACAGAAAGGACTAGACCCAGTTGGTAAAGCATACCAGGTTCCTGATACATTAGGCAGGTATGTGGGCTGGAAAGCCAACCAGAACACGCTACGCAAGATGTTTCCCAATGCTAGCGAAGAAACTATTAAAAAACAAGCAGCCATGATGATCAACGACACTTATCAAAACTACGATAAGTTGAGTAATGTAGTTCGCACCCTTTCTCGTTGGGGTGTCATGCCGCAGTTTGCATCGTTCACGGCTGAGTTTGCCCGGAACCAATACAATCAAGGCAAGATGATTGCTCGTATGTTAGCAGGAAACTTTGGTCAAGAGTTTGGAGAACTGGGAGCAGCTAACGTAGCTCGCATGAGGGTTGAAGGAAGTAAAAGACTGGCTTCTTTGCTCGGTGTTTATGGAGCTACCTACGCTGCTATCGAAGGAGTCAAGGCTGCGTCAGGGGTAGATAGTAATAAAGAAGATGCCCTGCGTGACGTTGCATACGCACCCTGGGATAAAAATAGAAATCAATTGGTAAAACTAGATAAGGGAGGACGCACAGGTTGGGTAGCAAACCCCAGCTATGTAGTGCCACACGCTCTCGGTCTGTCTGCTCTGCAAGCTGGTCTGAGTGGGAACAGTGAGCAGTCGGTTATTGAATTAATGGCAGAAGAACTAGTTGGAGAGGGTTCTTTCATCTTCCAAGAAGCGTATCAAGCATTAGCCAATAGAGATGAACGAGGAGAACTAATATCTGAGCAAGTAAATGACTTAGATCAAGCAAGAGAAAGACTGACGTTCTTCTTAAAAGAGTCATTTAGACCAGGCTTTAGTAGAGAACTCAAGAAACTACAGAAGGCTCGCCTCGGTAAAGGTGACCTGACCCTCAAGGAAGTGGGAGCCAGACAACTAGGCGCACGTATCAATCCATTTGATGTGAGCAAAGCTGCAACTTTTACAGTTAGAAATACCAACACTCTGTCTAATAAGGCTAAGTCTAGGTATACGTCTTTGTTAAAATTTGGAGAACCATCCCAAGCAGAACTCAATCAAGTATACAATAGAGCAAATAAAATATACTCTGATGCTTTTGCTGCTCTGTCTAAGAACAACGAAAGTTTGAAGACACTAGGCTACAACCAAAACGAGCGTATAAAAATATTTAAAGATGGAGGAATCTCTTCCAAGAGAATACTAGAGATACTAACCAACTCTCCGTCCAATCTATCAAGAACTTCAACTCCATCAACATCTGAGCTATACAGTGAAATGGGTAAAACCATGCAGGAAAAGCGCAAGAATATTATGAAGGAAATGAGGGCTGACCCCAAAGTTGGTAAAAAGCTAATGAACTTATGGACTCGTGAGAAACGAGATATAAGCAGGGGCTTGAGTCAGATGGATATACTTATCCGCAACATGGCCGTAGATGATAGGGTAAGCTTCTTGTCTAATAATCCTGGTATGATAAGAGAATTTAGGAGCAAGGGTATGCTTTCTAATGAAGTTATTAATGCACTAAGGATTAAGGGAGTGATGTAGACCCAAAAAAGTCCCCCAAATACATGAGGGACTTTAAGTGTCAGCGTCGTGGTTGGAAGGCTGGCTGACGGCAACCCTATATAGGCGACATGTAATAAAGAAACCTTTCCGGAGCACTCACGACTTACTCTTTTTGCAGTTAGGACACTAACAAAGTTATTCTCGCTCTTCTGCGTTAGATAAGATGCGATGTTGAAGCATATTAATCTTATTTTTTAAATTTTCTATATCTTTGTTTAGTCTTTCGTTCTGAGCAGTCAGAGCCTCGCATGATTTAGTCATAGCATCTAAGCCTTTTGCCAGAATTACTTCAGAGTTAATATTGTATACGGATGGATTTTTTGTTTGTTGCATTTATTTATTATGTGAAATTGGTTGCCACTTGCCTGAGTCTTGCTCGATCCACTCAAACAGATATGAAAGATCATCGTTAGACAAAGGTTCGTCGGACTCAAGATAATATATCCCGTTAACCTCCGGGTCGCGTGATGATGGTGCGTCAGCCTCAAACTCTACAATGACATTGGTTATGCTACCAGTGTAGTTGTCCATTTCTATTTTGTGTTCGTACATCATATTTATGCCTTTGTGTGTTTGGGATCAGAGCGAGCCATCTCATACTCGTCGTCGTTCATCATTTGATCAAGAAGTTTATTGAAAAACTTTCTCCATTCCTCCTCTGTGATAAGTCCGTTAGAAAAATCAAACCACATCTGGTCATACATTTCGTAGGTTATTTTAGTTTCTTCAGGCATAGTGATTAGATAAACATTGGTTCAAAGAAAGCGAGCTTGGGTGAGTATACTACACCACATCCGAGTATTGGCTTGGCGGCGTAAACACGCCCGTAGTTCATGGCAGGGTGATGATGATCTACCCCACAGCCTACGTTCATACCAAAGACAATATCATCCTGGTTGGCATGGTAGTTGATGCCAGCCTGTGCGTGGAGGTGACCCATGACTAAGGACTTGAACTGGGCTTGTGCGTTCTTCAGAGCCGACATCTGTCCTCCCTTTTCCTTGTCTCCGTGCCTGTATATGACTCCATCAATTACTAGGTCTGTAAACCTAGGGTGTATAGTCCACCCGTCAAGACCCCATAATGTTTTGAAGTTAAGTATTACCTCTGGTGGTAGGCCAACGCTCTGTGCCTTACGCTCTGGTAGGGCTGAGTGATTACCTACGAGGTAGTCTACCTCCGGGAAAGCCCTGTGTAGTGCTCTAACCTGCTTGGCTGCTGATACAAACTCGTCTGCTGCGCTAGGCATGGATGGGTCTTTCTCATGGAAGCTGATAGCGTTCCAGTCCACTAGGTCTCCAATATGAACTACCCGTGTGCACTTATGCTTGTGAAAGATAGAAAGTAAAAAGTCTATGTAGCCGCTGTGCATGGCAGGGCAGTGAGTGTCTGCTATGACTAAGACTCGTTCTGTCCCCTGAGCCGATGGGATGGTAGCCTTGTATCGCCTAATCTTAGAGCGCACAGCCTCTGCGGTTGTTCCATAGTCTTCAGCGATTTGATGGTAACTAAAACCTTCTAGATAGAGGTTATAGGCTTGCTTCTGTGTTAGGTTTTCCTGTGTCATATTTATTTTAGTGAGAGTTAACTAAATCTACCGATGTTGTTTTGGAAAACAAACTTACCATACTGGTCTCGCTCGCCTTCACGTTGCTTTGCTATGTTGTATTTGATAGAGATGTGTGTGCCATGAACAGGATCATTGTGGACTGTGGCTTCCTTTGTGTCTGAGCCGTTAGGCCATAGCAAGAGGATAATGTCTGCGTCGTTCTCGATGTCCCCGGAGTCTTTCAAGTCGTATAGGGTAATACCAGTTTCGCGTTTGGCTCCCTCTCTGTTTACTTGTGCTAGCAGTATAACAGGTAGGTCTAGCTCCATAGCCATAAGTTTTATCTGGTGGCTAACCTCTGCGATGCCGTCATGCTTCTTTAATTTAGTGTTCCAAGGGACAAGTTGCAAGTAGTCTATCACAATCCATTCAATGTGGTGCTTACGTTTATACATACGAGCGCGTGACCGAAGTTCATCTATGTTCCTGACGTAGTGCTCTGTGTATATGGGGGCGTTTTCTACTCTTTCGGTAGCATCCCACACCCGCTTCTGTTTCTCTGCGGATAGCACACCCTCTTGGAACTGATTGAGGTTCACAGCAGAGCAGGTCTGTATCATACGCTTTGCTAGGCTCTTGGCTTGCATCTCAAAGGAGAAGTATAGACCCGGCTTGCTGTGGGTCACGCCGTTCTGTAGGGCTACGTTGAGGGCGATACAAGTCTTGCCACAGGAGGTAGGAGCAGCAACAACCATTACCTCTCCGTTGGCTATGCCACCCGCACTCAGCTTATCGTCTAGTTGTTTGATCCTAGTTGGTAGGGCAAAGGTATCGTAGGTTCCCTCCTCCATCTTCTTGAAGTCCTCACGCAAGGACTCGGCGGCTACTCTGATGGACGGGTCAGTAGCAGAGTTGTTATCTAGGGTAGCAGTAACAGCCCTTTCAATATCAGCAATAATTACGTCCGGGTCTTGGTTCTCTGTTGCTGATTCAATAGCGATGCGGGAGGTGCGAATAATCTGACGTAACTTAGACTTCTCTTTTATAATCTTGGCATAGCTTCCTATCTGAGTAGAACTACTAGCTTGCCCCTGTATATACATTATGGTGCTGAGTCCACCTGCTTCCTTGTCTGTGCCTTCACGCTTTAGTAACTCATCAAGGTCGAGTTCAGAGAACTCTTGACCAGAGGAGCATAACTTAGATATAGCCTTGAAGATTATTTTATTGGAAGTGCCGTAGAAATCGTCTGCGTTGACGATGGTGCTGATGCTGTCGTAGGAAGCATTGTCTAATAAGCAACAGGCCAGCAACGCCTCTTCTGCTTCTAAGTTATGAGGTTGATCCATTCTTTTCTATAATCTTAATAGCTTCTTTGTTTAGTTCTGATACGATGTTGGGAC